GGCATCAAGATGATGCGCAGAGTTCTTGTAGACGATAACTTGTCTTTACGTTCTACTTACAATCCACGCACAGTATTTAATGCCTATCTGCCTACACGAGTTTTGTAATGGCTGATAATCTTCAGATCTTCAAAGTCTCTTGTGAAGGTGGACTGAACACTAACCGTGATGTACTTTCTCAGGGGGAGTTATCACCGGGCAGTGCAACACGTTTAATTAACTACGAGCCTGCTGTAACAGGTGGCTATCGTAGAATTAGTGGTTTTACTGAAGCGTATCCTAGTTTACCCGGCTTAGGTAAAGTACTTGGTGTTTGCGTTTTCAATGGCATTAACGATGGAATTTTAGCCTGCCGCAGACCATCTTCTGGCAGTCAGTATCTGCATTACTGGGATACTGGAACTGAAGCATGGGTAGCTGTTACTACTGCTGGTAGTCCTACGATGACTGGCGTTAACAAAGTACGTTTTTCTAAACATAATTGGGCTGGTCCAGTTATTGTTATGGCAGATGGGGTAAACCCAGCCGCTAAATATGATGGCACAACATACACGCAAATTACTCATGCTAACGCACCAAATAATCCAAAATATGTTACTGAGTTTAAGTCGCATCTCTTTTTAGCTGGCGACAGCACCGATCCTTACAATTTACATTACTCTGCTCCATTAGATGAGACAGATTTTAGTCCAGCAAACGGTGCTGGTGTTATCAATGTAGGTTTTGAGATTGTTCAGATTAAAGCGTTCCGGGATGAATTATTTATCTTTGGTACGAACAATATTAAAAAGCTTGTCGGTAACAGTAACGCAGACTTTTCAGTGTTACAGGTAACAAACGATTTAGGATGTATTGCATCTGACTCAGTTATTGAGCTTGGTGGTGACCTTCTCTTCATCGGACCTGACGGACTCCGTCCAGTATCGGGTACTGACAAGATTGGTGACGTTAACTTGGAAACAGTATCCAAGAATGTGCAGTCAGTCTTTAACGACATCGTATTGAATAATGACCTAGATGATTTGAATGCTGTAGTCATTCGTCAGAAGTCACAGTTTAGATTCTTCTTCGGTGCTTCAGATTCACAGGGTGCAATTGGAGCATTAAGACAACAACAAAATGGTAGCATTGGATTTGAATTTGGTCAGTTGCTAGGTATATCAGCAACAGCCGCTGACTCAGGATACATTGGTCAGTATGAATTTGTAGTTCATGGCGATTTAAATGGTAAGGTGTACAGACAGGAGTCTGGCAATAGTTTTGATGGCAATGAAATATTTTCACTGTTCCAAACTCCGTTTTACCATTTTAGTGACCCAGAATTACGCAAAAACTTTTTGAAGTTATCAACGTACCTAAAAGCTGAAGGTAATGCAGACATTGTTTTGGGTATTGTATACGACTACGAAGACGTTAACGTACTGAACCCATCTAACTATGATATAACAACTCGTGGTGCGGCGGCTTACTATAATGAAGCAACGTACAACTCTGGGGCTATCTTTGATGGTAACCCATCTCCTGTTGCGAAGACATCATTCTCAGGATCAGGAACATCAATCTCAATTAAATATGTAACCAACGATACAAACGCTAGTCATGCAATCCAAGGATTCGTGCTGTTGTTTGGATATGGAGATCGCAGGTAAATGGCGGGATATACTAGACAATCCGTAGCAGATATCATTTCAGGTGAGGTCGTTAAGGCCGCACCTCTAAACGCTGAATTCAATGCCCTGCGAGACGCATTTGCCGCAGGTACAGGCCACACTCATGACGGTACTTCTGGTAATGGTGCGTACATTACCACTATTGCTGGTGAGGAAGGCTATAATAAAATTTTTGTCGATGAGGCAAATAACAGAATTTCTTTCTTTATTGAAATTGCTGGTGCGGCAGTTGAGCAGATCCGTGTACAAGACGGTGCTATTGTTCCTGTCACAGATGATGATATTGATCTTGGTGCTATAGGTGCTGAGTTCAAAGACCTGTTCATTGATGGTACTGCAAACATTGACTCATTAGTTTCTGCCGCAGTTACTCTTACAGGCGGTAGCATTGATGGAACTACCATTGGTAGCTCTACACCTGCCGCTGGTGCATTTACTACTGTAACGACAACTGGTCAAGCTACACTTGCTTCTGCTGACATTAACGGTGGTACAATTGATGGTGCTGTCATCGGCGGTGCTACTCCCGGTGCTGGTACATTTACTAACCTAACTTCTACAACTGGTATCACTGGCACACTGACTGGGGATGTCACAGGTAACGTCACCGGCAATGTAACCGGAAATGTCACAGGTAATGTGACTGGTAACTTAACAGGTAACGTCACAGCATCCTCTGGTACTTCTACATTCAACAATGTCACAGTCAACGGTACGCTTGATGTAACTGGGACTACCATTGCTAACGTCACAGATCCTGTCAGCGCACAGGATGCCGCTACTAAGAACTATGTCGATACGAATGACGCACTGAAGTTGAACCTTACTGGCGGAACTATGTCTGGTGCCATCGCCATGGGTACAAACAAGATCACAGGTCTTGATACCCCAACAGCAACAGCAGATGCGGCTACCAAAGGCTATGTTGATACTACTGTAGCAAATGTCATTGACTCAGCACCTGCCGCTCTGGACACTCTGAATGAATTAGCGGCGGCATTAGGCGATGATGCTAACTTCTCCACAACTATAACAAACTCCATTGCAACTAAACTCCCACTTGCAGGTGGTACCATGTCTGGTGCTATCGCAATGGGTACGAATAAGATCACTGGAATGGGTGATCCTACACTTGCACAAGATGCGGCTACGAAGACATACGTAGACACAGCAGATGCAACTAAGCTGAACCTATCAGGTGGCACAATGACTGGTGCCATTGCGATGGGTACTAGCAAAATTACAGGTGTTGGTGATCCTACTGCCAATCAAGATGCCGCCACTAAGAATTATGTAGACACGCAAGATGCGACTAAGTTAAGTCTGTCTGGTGGCACGATGACTGGTGCTATCGACATGGGTGCGAATAAGATCACTACGACTTATACGCCAACTGACAATGCAGATTTAACGACTAAAACTTATGTTGATAGCATTCTTGGTTCAGCTACAGCGGCGGCTACTTCAGCGGCAAATGCGGCTACCAGTGAAACGAATGCGGCTACAAGTGAAACGAATGCCGCTACATCAGAATCTAATGCCTCAACTTACGCTGGCAATGCACTTACATCTGCCAACAATGCGGCGGCTTCATATGATTCATTTGATGATCGCTACTTAGGTGCTAAGTCTTCCTCTCCATCTGTAGACAATGACGGTGACGCATTACTGACTGGTGCATTGTACTTTGATACGACTGCCGATGAGATGCGTGTCTATAACGGTACATCTTGGGTTGCGGCAGGTAGTGCTATTAATGGTACTTCTTCTCGTCAGACTTATACAGCAACAGCTAGCCAGACTACATTTGCAATCACATATGATGTCGGCTATGTCGATGTATATCTCAACGGTGTCAAGCTCGTTAATACGACTGACTTTACTGCAACTTCCGGCACTAACATTGTTTTAACCACAGGTGCCGCCGCAGGTGACATTGTTGATATCGTTGCTTACGGTGCGTTTAATGTTGCAAACGTATATACACAAACACAATCAGATGCTCGTTACGCACAGTTATCTAACAACCTATCTGACTTAGCTGATGCGGCAACAGCACGTACTAACTTAGGTCTTGTCATCGGTACTGATGTACAGGCATACGATGCAACTATCGTAGTGGATGCTGACATCGGTGTCACAGTACAGGCGTATGATGTAGACACACTCAAAGCGGATGTAGCAGATACTATTACTGCACCAATGCGTGGCACAGTGACTACAGACAACGATCTGTCGTTTGATATGAATGTCACTAATAACTTCTCCTGCACACCAAGTGGAACTGGCACGTTGACATTTACGAACATTACTGCCGGTCAATCCGGGAACATCTTCTTAGATAACTCAGGTGGTCATGTTGTTAGTGCGGCGGCTACTGTATTCATTAACTCAGGTGATTTAACTACCATTAGCACAGCAGGTAAATACTTCGTCAGTTACTTTAGTCCAGATGGAACAAATGTCTATATCAGTGCAACTCCAGCAACAACAAGTGCAGGTGCCTAAGTGAGTCTTATTGCCGCAGGTGGCGCACACAGAGGCTCAGTCAGAGGATTCTATCCTAAGACCATTGAAGGATCGCTACGGTTTAACGATGATGATAGTGCATACCTAATATTTGATCCTGCCGCAGATGGAGATAAAGATAATTGGAGTCTTTCGTTTTGGTTCAAACGGGCTAATTTAGGATTAACTCAGCTTCTTTTTGGTCAAGGAACAAACGGATCAAACAACAGAGACATCGTGTATATTGCGGCAGATGATACTTTGGAAGTTGCATCTTATGGCGGCTCTTATGTTTTTAGATACATCACAACTCAAAAGTTTCGTGATCCTAGTGCTTGGTATCATTTAGTTATTAGTTATCAATCCGGTGATGCTACTGCTTCTGATCGTCTTAGAATTTATTTAAACGGTGAAAGGATTACAGCCTTTAGCACATCAACTGATCCGTCTCAAAATGCAGATTCTGCTCATTTTAATAGTGGCTCGCCTCAATACATTGGAAGATACATTGATCAATCAGGATCATATTTAGATGGGTACCTAGCCGAAGTCCACTTCACAGACGGTACAGCCTACGATGCTGATGCGTTCGGTGAGTTTAAGAACGGTGTGTGGGTGGCTAAGACTCCATCAGTCACCTACGGTACGAATGGGTTCTACCTCAACTTCCAAGACGATACAGCGGTTGAGGCGTTCAATACTGTTCTTTGGCGTG